TTAACAACATCAGCAATATCATTAGTAGATAACAAAATTAGTGCAAACAGATCAAACGATTCCATATCCATACAAGGTAACGGAACTGGACAGGTGTTGTTGACCGCGAATGGTGGAGATTTATCTAATTTTTCAACCAGCGCAAGGTATGACAATGGCAACATATTGCTATACCAAGATCTAGACCACACGCTTGTCACAAGTAGTTCAGACAGGCCATACAAAAATCTCATAATACAGGACATCAAGTTAACTGCATCTCAGAGCAGTTCGGACTCTGATCAGAGATGGAGAAACAGGGCAATATTAAAACTTGAATTGAATGGATCAAGTTCTACTGCAACCAGTAGCCAATACAGGAGCAGGGGACCAATGGGACTGGAGGCATATACAGTTGTCAGCAACAACAGTCCAACCAATGCAACACTAGGTCAAGCATCAGGTGGAAACTATGGTGTAGCAGTATATCCAGGCAGTTCCGGTGATCTGACAATAACAAACCTTACAGGAATGGGCACATACTTCGAGATGAGCACAAACACAGGTGACCTTACAATCACTGATTGTGTTGGCTATGAGTCAATAGGACTTGACTACTACCACGGATCAGGCACATCAACAGTCACAGACTTCTATCACTTCAGGGCAGGCACACACTCTATAACCAACCTGACACTGACCAACAACTACGCTTTCTATTCAGAGGATGCCACGGCATCATCAAGGATGGGTGCAATAAGATTGGACAACCAAGCAGGTGATCCCACACACGGTGCAGACTTCAGTTGGATATATGCCAAGGATGATTCAGGTTCATCAGAAGTGCATGTGAAGGATGAAGCGGGCAACGTGACTAAGATATCACCGCACAATGAAAAAGGTGAATGGGAATACTATTCTAAGAACACAAGAACAGGTAAAACTGTAAGGGTCAACATGGAAGCCCTAGTTAAAGAAGTTGAAAACTTATCTGGTAAAAAATTCATAGAAACAATATAATATTATTCTTTCTAAAAAATCATTAAATAACAATGTTACGTAATAACAACCTTTAAGGAGGAATTTTAATGACGGCACTTTCTACATTTGCAGAGCTTAAGGTATTAGATTTATTGTTTAAGAACACATCTTATACAGCTCCAAATGCATATATTGGATTATTCACTAATTCACCAACAGATTCAGCTTCTGGTACAGAAGTAAGTGGTTCAGCATACGCAAGAGTACAAATTGATAATAAAATGAGTTCGGCTACAGCAGGAACAGATAATAGTTCAATTACAAATAGTTCAGCAATTACATTTACAGCGGCGTCTGGGGGTGCTTGGGGTACTATTACACATATTGGAATATTTGATGCATCAAGTTCGGGTAATCTATTAGCTCATGGAGCCTTAGCGGCATCCAAGACTATATCAGATGGAGACACCTTACAAATAAACGCCTCAGCTTTAACTATTACAATAGACTAATTTTTAGTTTATAATAATCGGAGATTGAATGGCTACATTATTAGCAACAGCAACACTAGAAATAAATGTTACAATAGGTGATCTTTATGTAAGATATGATTACGTTGCATTAGATTACGTAGAAGGTGGAATTGTTGCTTTAGATTTAGATTTAGCAACAGTATTATCTATTGCTTCGGGTACAGTTACAGTTGCTGGAGTACTTGCTCCTGCAGTTGCAATAAGTTCACCATCTATTTCTTCAAGTGTAACGGTTAGTGCTTTAGATTTAGATATAGCAATATCAACTATTGATGCTAATGTTACTATTGACGTAACAGCAATGTGGTTGGCAGGAGGGAAAGCAACATTACCTATTACGGCAACTATAAGTGTTAGTGCTTTAGATTTAGATATAGCAATATCAACTATTGATGCTAATGTTACTATTGACGTAACAGCAAGAAGTATATTACTTGTTGATCCATTTAATACATTTACATTAAACAATGAAACACGCTTAAATACAGTAACAGCAGAAACAAGAAGTTTTATTTTACAAAACGATTCAAGGAGTTTTAATGTTAAACCTGAAACAAGAATTTATAACCTACTTAAAGAAACACGCAATTTTAAAATTAAACGACCAGCATTCGTTAGTTCAAAGAGAAGGGATACTATAAATGTCTGATTTAACAGGATATCTTCGTGATAATAGGGGCATTTATATCGTGAAGGACCCCGATGCAAATATAACTTATTCTTTGGACTGGACAAATTATCTAAATGATGGAGATACATTATTAGATGACTCTACAGGCGAGCCTACAGTTACATTAGGAACAATTTCAGGAGATGCAAGTCCATTGGCCTTTCCAACTTCCCACGCGGTGGATGTATCCGCAACAACAACTAAGGTTGTATTAAGAGTAAATGGTGGTACTGCTGGAAATGTATATCCAGTTGAAGTAAAAGTTGTAACAGCAGATGGCGATACAGATGTACGACATTTTAGAATTATATGTGAGGACAAACAGTTAAGATAATGGGAATAGTACCAGATAACAGAGGAAAGAAATACAAGACACACGATAAGGAGATGATTAAGAGATTAGCATCTACTATGTGTACCTATGCGGAAATAGGTTACATTATAGGTATGACTGGTGACGGTGTTAAAAGAAGATTTAATAAAGTTATAGAAGAAGGTAGAGCAAAAGGAAAAGCAAGTTTAAGACAAGCACAATTTGATAAAGCATTACAAGGTGATACAAGAATGCAGATATGGTTGGGAAGAAATTATTGTGACCAAAAAGATGACCCTAACGCACAAGAAAATACATCACCATTACCGTGGGAGGAAGATAAAGAATAATGAAACTATCAGTACCACAAAAATCAGTAGCACAAGACCAAACTAGATTTAGAACAGTTGTAGCAGGAAGAAGATTCGGCAAAACAACTTTAGCTATTAGAGAAATATGTTATCATGCTAGAATACCAGAGCAAATATGCTGGGCCATCTTGCCCTCCTACCGTCAAGCAAAAATGGTTTGGTGGGATCAATTAAAAACAAGATTAAACAAATTAAATTGGGTTAAAAAAATAAATGAAGCGGAATTATCTATTGTGTTAAAAAATAATAGTAAAATATGCTTAAAAGGTGCAGACGGAGCCGGGTTTGAAAACTTACGGGGATCTCCTAAATTAAACTTTGTAGTATTAGATGAAGTTGCTAACATTCCACAACAAGCATGGACAGAAGTTTTAAGACCTGCGATTGCAGATTCTAAGGGAAGGGGCTTATTCATTGGGACGCCTAAGGGAGTTGGTAATTTCCTATACGATTTATATCAAGAAGGACTAGATACAACAAATGATAGTTGGTCAAGTCACACCTTTACAACTATACAAGGAACCTTTGTAGATCAAAAAGAAATAGAAGAAGCAAAAAGAGATTTAGATAAGAAAACATTTGAACAAGAATTTTTAGCAACATTTGTTACATACAGTGGATTAGTTTATTATGGTTTTAAGAGATCAGAAAATGTAAAAGAATTTAGATTTACAACACCACAAAAAATGATTCATATTTCAATTGATATGAATATTGATCCGATGTCGGCAGTATGTTTTGTTATAGATAATAATAAAATAATTGTTATTGATGAAATAGAAATGTATGGAAGTAATACAGATGAATTAGTAAATGAAATATATTCAAGATTCCCAGGAACTAAAATATTTGCCTACCCTGATCCCAGTGCAAAAGCACGTAAATCTAGTTCGGGTGGACGTACGGATTTAAGTATACTTGCTAATGCAGGTTTTATTGTAAAGGCACCAAACAAACATATGCCAGTTAGAGATAGAATAAATTCAGTTAATTCAAAATTATGTAATGGTAACGGTGAGAGAGGAATCTTAATTCATCCTAAATGTAAAAAATTAATTAGTTGTTTAGAAAGACAAATATATAAACCGGGTACATCACAACCAGATAAAGATTCTGGCCATGATCATATGAACGATGCATTGGGATATGGTGTAAGTTACTTGTTTCCAATTACAAGACAATACAATGTACAACCACAATTAAATTGGTCAGTAAGGATAGCAAAATAAAATGACAGATTATACAGTAAATCAAGATCCAAAATCATTACACGACAATTATACTGAGCTAGGAGTTCATCCAGAATATAGAACTCATTATAGACATTGGCAATTTCTTTCAAAAAGTTATTTGGGTGGAAACGAATGGACAAAAGGTGAGTACCTAACGAATTATGTTTATGAAAGTAATAAAGAATATGGAAAACGTTTAGCAAGTACGCCATACGACAACCATGTTAAAAGTATAACACACATTTATAACAGCTTCTTATATAGAAATGAACCTAAAAGAGATTTTGGTTCATTAAAAAATAGACCAGAATTAGAAATGTTTTTACAAGATGCTGACTTTGAAGGAAGAACTTGGGATTCATTTATGAGAGATGTTAATACATGGAGTACAGTTTATGGACACGTATTAGTATTATTAGATAAACCTAAATCAAATGCAAATACAAGAGCCGAGGAATTAGATCAGTCTTTACGTTGCTATGCAAATTTGTATACACCAGAAAACATATTGGATTGGTGTTTTAAAAGAACTGAATCAGGTTTATATGAATTACAATATCTTAAATTATTAGAAATAGAACAACAAGCATATGGAAGACCAACAAAATATTATATAAGAGAATTCACACCAGAAAAAATTATTTTATATGCAGTTGCTCCAACTGATCGTAATAAAATTGTACCAATCGAAGAAATGACAAATGAATTAGGAAAAGTTCCAGCTGTATTTGTATATGCAAATAGATCACCAATTAGAGGAATTGGGGTGTCGGACGTTTCTTCAATCGCTTCCATGGCGATGGCGATCTATAATGAGTGGTCAGAAGCAGAACAACTTATAAGATTAACAAACCATCCGTCACTCGTTAAAACACCAGAAGTAGATGCGGCGGCCGGCGCCGGTGCAATTATTACAATACCAAATGAAACCGATGCTGGACTTCGTCCTTATCTTTTGCAACCGGGTGGACAAAGCATTGATGGTATATTAAAAAGCATTGATCAAAAAGTACAAGCAATTGATAGAATGGCAATGATGACAGGATTGAGAACGCAGGAAACCCGTCAGCAAAGTGGATATGCAATGGCGCAAGAATTTATACTTTTAGATTCTAAGCTATCAGAAAAAGCAAAAAACCTACAATTAGCAGAAGAACAAATATGGAGATTGTTTGCGGCTTGGACGGGAGAAGTATTCGATGGTTCAATAAAATATCCACTTTCATTTAATATTAGAGATAAGAATATGGATATGGATATATTAAAAAAAGTTTCAGAAACAGCAAAGAATATTGCGTTGGCAGATCCTGGAACACAAGTATTAGTCAATAAAAAAATCAAAGAAATACTTGCTAAAGATGAAGAAGAGTTAGAAGAATTAAATAAAATAAAAATTCAAACTGTAGATCCAATTAGCAATGAAAAACCACAACCACAAAATTAAAAGTCTTAAAATAAGAATTTATAAAGTTGAAAAACTTATAGATAAAATGTCAAGACGGACAAAACGACAGGTGAAGTGCTGGATAAGGCGCTGGGTGGATTGGTGGGCAAACATAATAGTTGAGGAAAAACCTAAGTTAAAAACCTTTACTATTAAAGGTAAAACATATTACCTTAAAAAAAGAAAAAACAAAAAACAAAAAGGAGAAAATAATGCTTAAAAATAAATGGATATGGGCAGGAGTTATTACAGTTGTTGTATTAGTTGTAGTATGGCAAACTGGAATATTTGCACCAACAGATATACCTGCTGTAGGAGAATAATAAAGAAATAATATGATTAACTTGTTTCTATTTGTATTTTTAATGGTAT